GGACCCAACCAACTATACACCGCAAGCCTATCAAGAGTTGTTAGAAAGAAGAAGAAAAACTTTATATACAAATCTACAAGATAGAGGATTGTCAGAAGCACAAATTAATCAAAAAACTGTAGAACGTCCATATACACCATATAGTCAAACTACAGAACAAACACAAGCACCTAAACAAGCTATTGATTATTTAACAAAAAATCCTACTGAAGAAAATAAAAAATTCTTTAAAGATAAATATGGTTATTTACCACAAGGAATGTAAATGTCTACGAATCCTTTTGACCAGTTTGATACCCAAACTAAACAATCTGCAAACCCTTTTGACCAATTTGAAAAACCTGCAGAAAAATCTACAGGGCAAAAAATATATGAATATGCTGAACCTGTTGCAGAAACAGTTGGTGCTATAGGTGGTGGTATTGCTGGAAGTGCTTTAGGTCCTGTTGGAAGTGTTGCTGGTGCTGGTTTAGGTTATGGTGGTGCTAAAGCTGGTATGAGAGGTTTAGGTCAAATGTTGGGATATGAACCAACTTCGAGTAAATCAACTTTACAAACTTTACCCACTGCTGCAAAACAAGCTGTTGGAGATATTGCAACAGGTGCAACTTACGAAATGGGTGGTCAATTAGGCGGAAAATTAATTGGTTCAGCCGCACAAAAAATTGGAAATTTAACCGATATTTTTAGAGGTGATACGGCAGCTTTAAAAGCAGGAAAAATAGCAAGAGAATCATTAGGCTCAGATTTACCTAAAGCACGACAAATATTATCTCAAGCATCAGACGACATTTCTGCCTCTCAAGCATTAGCCATAATAGATTCTAAAACGGGTAAAGCGGTATTGAATGCACCGGTTGCTCAAGCGTTATTACAACGAGCAGAAGCACGTGACCCAACATTTTTCACAAATTTATTTGGACAACAAGAGGCAAGTCGTTTAAAAACTTTACAACAAATAGCTGGCGGTACAGACCAGACTGCTGCTAGAGAAGCACGTGAAATACTTAAAAAAGAATTAAACGACCGTTTAATACCTGTGTTAGAAACAGAATTAAATGCTGCCAATATTGCTGGAAAATTAAAACCAAAATTTGAAACAGAAGCCTCTCGTATGGGGGGTGCTGCAACATCAAAAGTACAAGATGTTAGACGTTTTGTTGCGGCAATAGGTCGTGCAAAAGATTTAGCTTTACAAAATGTAATAGAGCGTGGATTGCCTACAAGTACAGCTAGATATACTTACATTGGGGAATTGGCTAAACGTGCAGATGAAATTGCTAATCAAGCCGCTAACGCTTCTTTACAATTTGGTAATGCTGCACGATTCGCAGATGCTGCAACACAAAGTTTAGAAGCACATGGATTACGACCATTAACAACTGATTCTATACTTGCTAGTTTAGCCGCTAAAATGCGTGACCCTAGCATGGCTGGAAATCAAGATGTCGCTAAAGTATTAGAACGTGTTGGCTCAGATATTCAAAAATGGACAAGAAATGGCGGTGTGATTGATGCGTTTGCTTTAGATAGTATTCGTAAAAATTCTGTAAATTCTGTTATTAGAGATTTATACCCGCAAGCGTCAAGCAAACAACAAAAAGAATTGGCTGCAAGCGTTTTATCTCAAGTAAGACCTTTATTAATTGATGCTATTGAAAATGCTGGCGGTACTGGTTATCGTCAATATTTACAAGATTATTCTATTGGTATGCAACAAATAGGGCAGACAAAACTTGGTGCAGAAGCATTAAAAATATATCAAAGTTCTCCGCAAGAATTTGTAAAACTTATTGAAGGTAATAATCCTGAATTAATTGAAAAAGTTTTTGGTCCCGGAAGTTATAACATTTTGAAAGAAATGAGCCAAAATACAATGGCTAAATTGCAATCTGTAGCAACGCAAGTACAACGTGGTCAAGTCATTGGAGAACAAGCAACAGCCGGTAAAGAAGCATTGTCTAATTTATTAAAAGAAAATGTCAGTAAATTTAAAATCCCACATTTTTTTAGTGCTAAAGCAACTGCTAGTAATGCAATGTTAGATGCAATAGAAAATCGAGTAAATAAAAAAACAATGCAAGAGTTAACAAAAGCAGCTAGAACAGCAAAGAGTTTTGATGACTTGTTATCTAAATTGCCAACAAGAGAAAAAAATGAATTTATTAAAGCGGTAAATGACCCTGCTACATTTCAAAATATATCAAAAACAATAACAGGTGCATCTATTCTTTCACCAACGGTTTATGGTGGAATAACTGACATGAATAAATTAAGAAAATAATATGCCAAAAAAACAAGATAAAGGTATTAACCCAGACTTAGAAGATGCTATCAATACAATGCTTGTCGACATGAGAACCAATGAAGAATGGTCTCTGACAGACAAAATGAAGATATTAGATAGAGCATTAAAGTTAGAGGCTATTAAGTTAAAGATAGCTGACGAAGGTTGGGGAAGTGGATTACTTGATGATAATGATGATAACGAGTAGAATGTGAATACTATCAATCATCAAAACGGGGGTTTACATGGATGCGGTTGCTGTCGTGCGTATAGCGTTAGGGGTCATCTCAGACCGATTACTTACAGTTCTAGCATTAGGACTTTGTTTCAGTTTATGTTGTTGGACGATGTGGGACCCAAAGTATGAGAGAGTAATTGTAGTTGCGTTATTTAGCGTGTACAGTTATATTTTACTTATTAAAATGGAGAGTAAAGATGGCGGACAAAAGACAATACGAAAAGAAGAGTAAGTTAGTTGCTGGTGATAATTTAAACTGGGGACAAAAGTTCGCTGAACCTGTACGTCCACAAAAAATATCAGACAATACAGCAATGCAGGAACCATGGAAACCGGGATTGTTACCGAAAGGTGGATACCGTTCTGTATTTGATTTTAGTAATAATTCTTACTCTACTAAATTATCTCCTACAGACAAGCCAGAAACTAAAAATAATAAATGGTGATATAAATGGCACAATCATCATTTTCAATGTCACAACATGGCAGGTCAGAGCCATTTGAGTTACAGGTATCTAGAAATCAAATACCGTATCATGCTCCTGCAAACATATTTTCTTATGGTACTACTCCTGCTACAGCTAATGCTTTTAGAACCGTATGGGAAAACATGGCTACTACAGACTATGCGTTTCCATCTTCTGCATCAACAATGACATTAGTTAGTACAAGTAACACAGACACAGCGACTATTACTATTACCGGTACAGACGCTAGTTACAATTTAATTAGTGAAAATTTAGCATTAAATGGTACAACAAATGTAACGACTGTAAATAGTTACTTTAGAATCAATAACATATCTGTGTCTACTGGTTCTGCTACTAATCCTAATGGTGTTATTACTTTATCTGTTGGTGGTACTGTTTATGCACAAATTAATACAACGACTGTAGCTGGTGTAACTACCAGTATTGGTACATCACAAATGGCTGTATATACTGTTCCTAATGGATATACATTCTATGGTTGGAGATATGGTGCGTATTCTAGTTTTAATGGTAACTCAGCAAACTATACAATTTACAGAGCAATTACAAACACTTCTTCTGGAGTACAAAAAGTAATTGTACAAACACCATTTAATACAACGTATGAAGTACAAAGACATTATCCATTTGGCTATGCTGCTGGAACAGATTTAAGATTTCAGATTGCAAGTAGTGCTGCAACAGCAGCCGTAGTCAGTGTTAATATAGGTGGTGTTCTCATATTAAATGAGGCTACGTCTGCAGGATATTAATATCGGGGGTTAATCTAGATGTGTAGGTTAACAAATGGAAGATTACGGTATTGCAAGTGGAGTTAAAGGTTTATCCAATAGCCTTAACTCTACAAGAGAAGCTGGTAAAGAACTTACTAAAAGTATTGAAAACATCCAGCATGACGCTATTGAGGTTGCTCAACAAGAGTTAGAAGCACGTAAACGTCAGAGAAGCCAAGAAGAGTCAATGGAGAACTCGATGATATATCGGGCTATCCAAGAATACGAAACTCAGAAATCTATCATCCTTGCTGAAACTAAAGCAGAAAAAGAATTTAAAGCAAAGTATGGTGACAAGGAATGGTCAAAGGTTCTCGAACTTAAAAACGTAGTAGAAAAAGAACATATAGAAAATAAGAAGTATTACGGGCATAAATTAGAAGATGTACGTAGGGTTCAATTCTATTGTTGGTTTGCTGCCTTCATTATCACGTGTTTATTATTTTATTTTAATCTCGTATGATATGGGTAGTGTATTGGTTTCTTGTATTCTTGATAGAAGTGGGTATCTGGTCCTATGTGATTTATTTACACTTTACAATCAAAGAGTTAGAAAGACCAAAAGTTAAGTTTCCAAAAGAACATAAAGTCGTAGTACGAACCAAGAGGGATATTGTACGTGGATGATGAGTTATTCAAATGGTGGACAATTATTGCACTTCTTTGTATGATGTTAATTATTCTTTTAAAGGATTGATATGGAGTGGCTTGCACAAATAGCACCAGGCATTGCAACAGCATTAGGTGGACCACTAGCAGGACTAGCGGTTACTGCTATCTCAAAAGCATTGGGAGTTGATGAAAAAGACGTACAGTCTACGATTGACTCTGGTAAGTTAACTGCTGACCAATTAGCTAGTCTTAAACAAGCTGAAATAGATTTACAAGCAAAGGCACAGGAGTTAGGACTTAACTTTGAAAAGTTAGCCGTAGATGACCGTAAATCAGCTAGGGATATGCAAACAGCAACTCATTCATGGATTCCACCATTACTGTCTCTTTTAATTACTGCTGGATTCTTTGGAATCTTATTTGCATTAATGATGGGTTATGCCACCAAGTCGGATGAATTGATGATTATGTTAGGTTCATTATCAACGGCTTGGGTTGGTATCATT